AAGCCAGCGTCGAGTTCGAGATGGTCTGGGACACCGCCGACGCGGGCTTCACCGCCATCAAGAACGCCTTCTTCAACAACGCCGTCATCGGCCTGCAGGTCCTCGACGGGACCAGCGGCCAGGGGCTTCAGGCGGACTTCTCGATCACCAACTTCTCGCGCAGCGAGGCGCTCGAGGAGGCCATCACCGTCTCGGTCACGGCGAAGGTGACGTACTCGACGACGGCGCCTTCATGGATCGGCGGGTAATCCCCCCCCACGAATCCCCCCACGAATCCCCCACGATTCCCACGCGGCAATCAGTCAGGAGGCATGGATGCGGACGTTCACAGACAACGCGGGCAGGCAGTGGAAGGTGGAGATCAACGTCGCGGCGCTCAAGCGGGTGCGCGGCTTGGTGCGCGTGGACCTCATGCAGCCGATCGAGGGATCGGGCGGGCTCATCGAGCGGCTCGTCCGAGACCCGGTCCTGCTGTGCGACGTGGTCTACGCGCTGTGCAAGCCGGAGGCGGACGCGAAGTCCATCTCCGACGAGGACTTCGGCCGGGCGATGGCGGGCGACGCCATCGAGCACGCCACCGCCGCGGTGCTGGAGGAGCTCGTGGCTTTCTGCCCGAGCCCGAGGGACCGGGCCAACCTCGGGCGGGTGCTCCAGGCCACGCGGGAAGTGATGGACAAGGCGCGGGACCTGGCGACCCGGCGGATCGATCACCTGATCCAGAGCGGGGAACTGGATCGCCTGGCGGAGAACGCGCTGGAGGAAGTCGTAGCGGCGGACCCACCGCCGCCGACGCCTGGCGACTCGTCTGGCACTGCGCCGGAGCCGTCGGCGTCGATCCCGGCCCCCTGACGCTGCGCGAGCTGATGGACATGCACGAGGGGCGGCAGCGTCACGACTGGTCCATCGCCTCCTCGTGCCTCTCGGTCATCGCCAACCTGCACCGCGACCCCAAACGCACGCGATCGTTCAGGCCCAGCGACTTCGACCCGTTCGCACATCAAGCCCGCCAACGCCCCGTCACGGTGCCCGTTTCGGTGCTCAAGGACGTGTTCATCGACGGCAGGCTCCCCGCAGTCACCCCCGCACCGACCAAGGAGGATCACGGATGACCACCCGCCACTATGTCTACCTCGCCGGCCTGGCGCTGCTCGCGCTCGTGCTCGCCTCGTGCGCCGGCATCGACCTGGGCGACCTCGTCAAGGTCAAGACGCCCAACGCGATCCAGCAGACCACCGGCTTGCGTGCCACGCTCTCGCTGAACGAGGCGGAGGCCGAGTACCAGAACTGGTTCAACCAGACGCAGGCCATCGGCGCGCAGTGGAAGGGCAATATCGAACGCGCCGGCGAGGTCCGCGGCCTGCTCGGGCAACTGACGCTCTCGGCTCTGGACACGGTTGGCCCCACCGTCGCGGGCGTGCCCGTGCTCGGGCCCGCGCTCCCGGCCCTCACCGGCATCGTCGGCCTGTTCATCGGCTCGGGGCGGCTCCGCAAGGAGAAGGAAGCGTCGTTCAACAAGGGCCTGGAGACCGGCCGCGACATGGCGGTCGAGGCCTGATTCAAGGAGGACCCACCGATGCAGATCGTCCCCGGAAGATTCGACCGCGTTCCCAACAAGCCGCCGTACCAGCACCCCGCTGCGAGCCCTGACTACTTCGCCACGCGCGGCGAGGTCGTGTGTAATGGCAGGCGCGCCGAGTTCGACCTGCTCTTCACGCCCACGGAACTGCGCCGCGCGGCGCACCGGGCGCAGAGGAACCGCGAGGACATCCCGCCGGCGAAACGGCAGTCGCTCCTGGGGCTGCTGGAAAGGCTCTTGGGAGGCTCCTCGTGGGGGTCGGGGACGTGATCACCATGCGGATCAAGGACATGTTCTTCGACCGCCACGTCGTCATGGCGGCGGTCGACAACGCCAAGCGGAAGGTACTCAGCAAAGCCGGCGCGTTCATCCGCACGGCGGCCCGAACGAGCATCCGCAAGCGCAAGGGGACCGCCCCGCCGGGCAAGCCGCCTCACTCGCACGAAGGCAGCCTGCGGAAGTTGATCCTCTTCGGGTACGACCGCGCCAGCGATTCGGTCGTCGTCGGGCCCGTGGGGTTCGCCCAGAGCACAGCGCCGCGTGCCCTGGAGCACGGTGGGGAGACGGTGGTGCACACTCGCCACGGCGGGCGGCTGGTGTCGCGCAAGGTCAAGATCGCCGCACGGCCGTTCATGGCCCCGGCGATGGAGAAGGAGCGGCCGAAACTGCCGCTCCTGTGGCGGAACTCGATCCGGAAGGGAGCGTAACCAGTGGCCGACACGCGGGGCATCCGGGCCGGACGGGCGTTCGTCGAACTCGGCGTGAGCGACAAGCTCAGCGCCGGGCTTCGCCGCGCCCAGAAGCGGCTGGAGGCCTTCGGCCAGGGGCTGCGCAGCGCCGGCATCCGCCTGGCGGGCCTCGGCGCGGCGGCGGTCACGGCCTTGCTCGGGAGCGTGAAGGTCTTCTCCGGCATGGGCGACGCCCTCGACAAGATGAGCCTGCGCACCGGCGTGAGCGCCGAGGCCCTGAGCGAACTGGGCTTCGCCGCCGAGCAGTCGGGGGCGGACCTGGAGACGCTTGAAAACGGTCTGAAGTTCATGCAGCGGTCGCTGGTTGACGCAGCGAAGGGTTCGGCAACGGCGCAACACGCCCTGTCCCTGCTCGGCCTGTCGGTGGCCGACCTCGCGGGCCTGTCGCCAGAGAAGCAGTTCAAGGTGCTGGCGGATCGGCTGGCCAAGGTTACCGATCCCGCCCTGCGCACCGCCCTGGCGATGGAGATCTTCGGGCGGGCCGGGACCAAGCTCCTGCCGCTCCTCTCCGCGGGCGCGGCGGGGATCGAAGAACTTCAGCAGCAGGCCCGCAGCCTCGGTCTGACCGTCAGTACGCAGACGGCCAAGGACGCCGCGGAACTCAACGACACGCTGAACATCCTCTGGCGGGTCGTCAAGCAGGGCGTCTTCGCCATCGGCGGGGCCCTCGCGCCCACGATCAAGAAACTCTCGCAGCGCATTACGCGCGTCATCGTCACCGCCACAGACTGGATCAAGCGCAACAAGGACCTGGTCGTGTGGGCGCTGAAGGTCGCGGCGGGCGTCGTGGTCGTCGGTGCCGCGCTCATCGGCCTGGGCGTCGTCATCTCCGGCGTCGGCGCGGCGCTGGGAGTGCTGGCCAGCATCGCCTCCGGCATCGGCGCTGTGTTCGGGCTGGTCGGGGCCGCCGTCGCGGCGTTGCTCAGCCCGATCGGGCTGGTCGTCGCGGCGGTCCTTGGCCTTGGCGCGGCGCTCCTGGTCACCAGCGGCGCGGGCGGGGCGGCTCTGGAGTGGCTCGGCGAGCAGTTCACCCGCCTGCGCGACTGGGCTACCAAGGTCATCGGCGGCATCTCTGATGCCCTCGCCGCTGGCGATATCGCCCTCGCGGCCGAAGTGCTGTGGCTGTCGCTCAAGGTCATCTGGCAGCAGGGCGTCGCGGCGCTGAACAAGGCGTGGCTGGAGGCCAAGCAGTTCTTCGTCGGCACCGCGCAGTCGATGTGGTACGGGGCCTTAGCGGCGGCCGAGATCGGCTTCCATGCCATCGAGGTCGCCTGGATCGAGACCACGGCGTTCCTCTCCAAAGCCTGGACGAACTTCACAACCGGCTTCCAGCAGGTCTGGGAGCAGGCCTCATCCTGGGTCGCCAAGCGGATGCTGGAGATCCAGGGGTTGTTCGACTCCGGGCTGGATGTGGACGCCGCGAAGAAGGCCGTGGACCAGCAACTCGAAAGCCGCCTCGTGGAACTCGAGGACGCCGCCCAGCGCGATGTGGCCGCGCGGGAACGCAGGCGATCTGCCGAGCGCAAGCAGGCGGCCGCCATCCACGAGGCCACGCTCGCGGCGATCGGACAGGACTTCGAGAACGCGCAGGAGGCCCTTCGCAAGGACACGGAGGCCGGACTTGCGCAGTCGCAGGCCGCGCTCGACGCCGCGAAGCAACGCCTGGCCGACGCGATCGAGCAGGCCCGCCAGAAGCGCGAGGCGGCGGACGCGGAGCGCGGTCCTTCCAGATCGCCCCGCGACCTCATGGCCGAGTTCGACGAGCGCATCGCGGGCCTGGGCGACCTGCTCGCCAAGGGGATCAGCGTGCGGGGCACGTTCAACGCCGCCGGGGCGCAGGGCCTGGCGGCGGGCAACGACGCCGCGGAGCGCACGGCCAAGGCGACGGAGCAGACGGCCCGGCACACCAAGCGCCTGGCCGACGCGGTGCAATCAGGAGGCCTGACCTTTGCGTGAACAGTCCGCACATCCGCACTCGGGGCAGATACTGGCACCGTCGCCGGAACGGTCATACCCACACGCAACGCACCGCCACTGGCGTCTCTGTCGCTGGCCGCGGAGTAGCGGGGTTACCCAGGGCACGACAGAAATGCCAGCGCCGGTAAATGCGGATGCCCACAGCGGGATCGCCAGCACAGTAATGCCGCCAGTCGTCCCACGGTGCAACGTGAAATCCCACCTGATCGGCTCTCCGTCCAAGCCGCGATACCACGAACTCGTCCACCCGACGCCCGGCGCGAACGTAGAAGAGTCGGCGATCCAGAGCTTGATGCGCCCGCTGCCGACGGCCCACGACCATCGCGGCTCGTGCTGCGCGCCGAAGCGCCACGGATTGCCACGGCTGAGCAGCGCCAGCGTGACTGACCCAGCCAAGACTGCCACCCCAGTGACGGTTGCTGAAACTCGCAGGATGGAACTCCTCCTCGGCATGCCTTCATTATCGCCAATCGGCAGGGAGGCTGCCTAATGCCGATCGAGGTACGCGAGAAGTTCGAGTCACGCCGCCTGGTGAAGGCTGCCAACGGCACCAACTCCTCGGCGGAGCTGGCGTACATCGTGCTCGGCACGGACGACGACATCGCCGCTCGCGATGCGCTCGAGGCCGAGGCACCCGCCACCTACGCCACCTTGCCGCGTCAGAGCGTGCAGATCGAGCCCCTCGGCCCGGGCCTGTGGGACGGGCTGGCGCGGTACGGCCTCTCGGGCGGCGGGGGCGGCACGCCCACCGGCGAATCGACGTTCCAGTTCGACACCGGCGGCGGGACGCAGCACATCACCCAGTCGCTGGCGACCCTCCAGCGCGTCCCCGCGCCGGGCATGGGGGGGGTCGCGCCGGACTTCCAGGGGGCCATCGGCGTCAGCGCCGACGGCGTCGAGGGGATCGACATCACCGTGCCCGTCTACCACTTCGCCGAGACGCACTACAAGCCCGACGCCCAGATCACCGGCGCGTACAAGGGCGTGCTCTTCAACCTCACCGGCAAGGTCAACGGCGACGGCTTCCGCGGCTTCGCGCCCGGCGAGGTGCTCTTCCTGGGCGCAAGCGGCTCGAAGCGCAGCAGCGGCGCTGAGGCCGACTGGGAGATCACGTACCGATTCGCCGCCAGCCCCAACGTGACGGGCCTGTCGATCGGCCCGATCAACGGCATCAACAAGAAGGGGTGGGAGTACCTGTGGGTGCGGTACAGCGACCAGGAGGACACCGCCGCCAAGGCGCTGGTGAAGCGCCCCATCGCGGCTTACGTCGAGCGCGTGTACGAGAGCGGGAGTTTCGCGGCGCTGCAACTGGGATGACGAATGGGTGACGACCTCCGCAAAGTCCGGCCCGGCGATCCGCTCCGCATCCCCGCGCGGGCGTACAACGCCTTCGTCGATGCGGCGCTGGAGACCAAGCGCCGCCAGCAGGACCGCCGCGGCGGCGAACTCTGGGACGGCGGCCGGTCCTTCATAGGCGGGGGCGTGGTCGCCGTGCGCAACGACAGCGGCGAGGACCTCGACCGATACCACGTTCTGGACGTGGGCGAGCCGCTGTTCCTGCCCGACGACGACGGACCCGAGAAATCCTTCCAGAACCGCCTGGCCTTCAAAGGCATCAAGCCTACCGACACCACCCGGCCGGGCCGATTCGCTGTGGCCCGCGAGCCCATCCCGCAGGGCGAGGTCGGACTGTGCGTGGTCCACGGCGTCACGCCCGCGCGGGTGCTCATCGAGGACGAGGAGCACGCCTTCGCCGATGTCGCGCCCGACGAAACCGTCCTCGCCTCCGCGGGCACTGGCGGCACCGTCATCCTCTGGAAGGAGGAAGGTGTCGGCGAGAAGTGGGCGCTCGTCGAGGTCGGCAGGCCGCGCGAGGGTCGCATCGTCGCCCTCCTCGGCGAGGCGAACGAGATCGAGGGGGAGCGCTTCCGCTGGCGCTACCCGTGGACCGAGGCCGCGATCGACGGCGACCCCGGCAGCGACACCTTCGGGCGGTACATCGCGCTGGAGGAAGGGCTGTCGTCCAAGGGCGCGGGCGGCGAGGAGGACCCCTCGCGCTGGGCGATCAACCGCTTCGAGAGCCACCACAGCGACGTGCCGGAGGAAGAGCCCGAGGGCACCGACGGCTTCGGCGGCCTGCGCTCGCTCTTCGTGCCGGGGCAACTTGAGCCGCTCGACCCCGCGGGCTACTGCCCGCGCAAGGCTGCGGTGCCGATGCTGCGCCCCATCCTCAAGGGCGTCGCGGTGGAGATGTTCGCCGAGCGCGACACGCGCGGCAAGACGGTCTGGGCGT